TATATTATTTATAAGAATTCAAATAAACAAATTTTATTATTTTATTTAAGGAGGAAACTACAATGGCATCAGAACTTCAAGCATTAATTAAGGAAATCAAGGATAATACTAAACAGGTATCAATCAATAAGGTAGATGAAGTCAAGGTAATGACTGCTATGCTTAACGATCCTGAATATAAAGTTGGCATCTATGATAAGAATATTGGTCATATTGGTGATCGTAATCCTCATGAGAATGCTGTTAACTTTGTAGCTCATGTTATTGCTGGTGCTACTCAGCTTGATAGTAAGGATAGTCAGCATCTTGCAGAGAATTATAAGTTCACCAAGAGAGATGCTACTTTCATGATTGAAAATATGAGAGATTTTGTAGATGTTTATGCTAAAACTGGAAGAAAGATGAATCTTGTACAGAATGCAGATTCTGAAGCAAATATTTTTGCTAAGCAGATGCCTGCAGGCAGCAAGTCTATTCCTGATAAGGATAAGCCTGGTCAGACTAAGACTATTAAAACTGCTCCTTATGTAAAGATTGTATCTCAGACTAAGTGTCCTAAATATAAGACTACTAAATAATATATAATAAAAAAATAAAACCCAGAGGAGTAAAATCCTCTGGGTATATTTTTTTTATTTAAAATGTTTATCCCACCATTCTCCAAGAGTAGTGTAATCCATCTTAAACATAGCAAAGATACCAGAAATCCATAAAACAATTCCTGCTACGCACCACATTTTTATATTTTTATCCTGGACTTTAGCAGTCTGTGCTTCAAAGGATTCTTCATCGATCTCTTCTTTCTTATCTAACTTCTTGATCTTATTATATCTATTTACAGATATAAGAGCTAGAATAAGTGATATGATTGCTTCAAAGACAATATATAGAATATATGTCTTCTGAGTTCTCTTGGAACTATAGTCGATCATCTTGATCTTTCTGATAAAATTAAGCATGTTTAAATTCCTCCTTATTATCTATCATAATCATAAATAATTTTACCTTTATTTTCCGGTTCATCCCAGTTTATCCGTATTACCATAACTTCGATCAAATTGCTATTACCATCTATATCCGGTTTAGAGCTTTCATAGTGTTTATTAAATAACCTAAGGATAGGTATTATTAAATCTATAGATTCATGTGTTGATTTTAGGGGTATATGGATAGTATACCCAGACTTCTCAAGATTTAATAATATCTTGTGAATGAAAATTGTATCATATATTCCTATTGGAACATTGAATTTGTAGCAAGTTTTATTTATACTTGCCGTATTTGCTAAGAACTCTTCGAGCTGAGTAGTAACTGTATCTAAGAAATTGTTTATATAATTCTCTGATCCAGTATCTTTGCTAGAACTTATTTTTAACATTTCATTTGCATTTATCATAACTCCATTTCCTTTCTTTTATTTTATAAATGATTATACATACTATCAATATTATAATATATAATTGAAATTTTATACTTCTATTTTTGATAAAATGCACATCATTATAATGATTATAATGGAGGTATACTACAATGCCTAAATATCTTGATAGAGTTGGAGATGCTTTAGTATTTAATCAAGAAGATTCAGAGTTTATTTTTTATGTACCTGAAGTATTCTTTAATGATAATACTAAACAGCCTATAGCAGAAATATCTGGTCAGTTTGTTACAGTAATAGGAATATTATTATATTCTATTATAGATAAGAATGGTAAGGCTAATGGTCCTTATCTATTTAATTTCCCTACAATGATTATGTGTAAGCCTAATAGAATAGAGAAAGTAAAAGATTTAAAAATAAATCACCTTTCTTATGATTCTAATTCTGGTGAAGATAATACTGTAGGTAGCAATGATTATAGATTACTTCACTTTGAAAAAGGTGATGAAGTAATTTCTAATGTAAGAGTTCCCATGTTAATAGATAATGTAGAATTATTCTTTAAGCTTACAATGATAACGGCTAAGATTCCTAATTCTATTCCTTATGATAAGATTTGGGAAGAGTTCTTATTGAATATTAGTTTAAATGGATTCTCTTATAAAACTCATGCACAAATATTAGGTGTATTAGCTTCTGGTATTGCTAGAAATCCTAAAAATATAGCAGAACCTTTTAGATATACTAATATGAGTGATATGCATGCTTATACTCCTATATCTGTAAAGAAACTTCCTAATTATACTTCTCCTTTTACAAGTCTTACTTCAGAAGGATTTGATGAAGGTATAATGAGTGCAGTATTAATGAAAGATAAAGATGAAAAGGATATTCCTTATTCACCTTTGGAAACTGTATTAATGGGATAAAAAATAAATATGTTTATGACATATTTATAATGATACAGTAGAAGATAGTTAGATAAATACAGACTTGGTGAGAGATTATTTTTTGTCTGTAGTTCTATACCTACTTAATAGGTATTACCATGAGGTCTCCATATCCAAAAATATTAACAACCTGGATATGTATACCATCTGGTTTATATGTAATTTGTATCTTATTTACATCTCTATTTCTGAGATAAAATAAGAAGAACGCAAGTTTTCGCAGGAACTTGCATTTACTAAATTGCATATATTTCACCTACCTTTCTTTATAGATTTCTAACTATCTATCTACTGTATCATAATTATAATATATAATTAAAAATATTAAATTTGCTAAAAATAAATATGTCCAAGACATATTTATAATGATATAATGAGATACTGCAGATAGGTGAATTCTATATCATAAAATTCATTCCATAATAATCGTATAGAAATTAATTATTTAATTCATAATATCTGTGAATGAGATACATTAGCTTATCAAGAGGCAAAGATTGATAAGCTTTAACTGGATCAGAATATCCAAAATAGGATAATATTTCTAATACAGTTATCATATTATCACATCCTTTCTATAATGATTAATATAGAAACTGCAGTACTCGTTATATCATATTTATAATATATAATTGAAATTTCTAACTTTGACAAAATATATATCCCTAGTCATTATAGACTAGGGATTTAATATATTATGGTTGTAGAAAGGAGTAGTATATTATGATATATACTGCTATTATAAATTTACGTGATGATATAAATCGAGAATCATTTAGAAAAGCTTTAAAAGATACAGAAGAAAGATATAGTGATTTTGGAGGTATTCCAATTGTATTTGGGAAACCTGTAGATAGTGATATATTATCTGTAGCTGAGGTTAATATTCTTAATATAATTGGATTATGCAAATCTACAGAATGGGATAATGACAATTTTAGAGTTACATTTGAATTAAATAAAAATTATCAATCTCAAATTATATCTGAGATGATAAGAAAAAATGTACCATTTAAACTAAGTCCTAGAATGATAAGAACAAAAGAAAATAATAATTATTTAATAAATAGTATTATTTGTATAGATATCAAAAGTGTATAAAAAATAATCTCCAGCAGGTTGTATACCTGCTGGAGTTTTTTTGTTGTGAGGTATAACCTACTTATTATTTTGAAAGAAATGCAAATACAAGTTGTTTGATCATCATATATTCCTGATCAGTATAGTCTCTTCCGATTAAAAGTTCACCTTCTTTTATATTGGTTTGATTAAATGAATATACACCTTTGCTTACACTCATTCCTTTATTTGTATAAGTATCGAAATCCAATCTGTTATTCAATCTCATAATTTCAAACTCAAAATTGTTTCTTTTACATTTCACAGGAATGATATAAAAATCATTTGTTGCTGGTACTATTGATTCTTTATGCTCGGCAGAGAAACTAGGTATTGAAAAATTAAGATCAGTCATAATATTATGAAGATCTTCCGCACTGGTTATATTAAGACTTCTATTAAGAAGAATTTCTGCTTCCGATATATCGACCTCAATATAATTTATTTTATTCTCTGCACCTAATGTTCTAGGCTTTCTTGCCCAGCAATATGTTTTACCATTCTTCTGTGTTCTGTATATTGCTTTGCAATTATCGAGTATATAATACCACATTGACAATGCGGTAAGATTCTTAATTGTCTTAACCGTAGAGCATTTTGTCATGAAGAGATCAAAGCATAAATCCTTATTAATGAATATACTACGATCTGTATAGAGAACTTGTAACTGATCATAACTATTATTAGGATTTACTCTTTCCGGTGTAATATTACTTCCTTCTTCAAATAAGTCAAACAAAATTGTTAAGAAGATATTGCAGAGCTCACCTTCTTCAATCAGATTATCAGCATATGATTCAATATTTATATCTTCTGTATCGCTGACTTTATTCTCTTCTTCATGAGCTTCCTCATTATTGGGTGACTCATAGACCTTTTCTAGATCTTTTAGAATGATATTATCTGCTTCTTTAAGATCATTATCAAGTATCCAATCCGGAAGAGATACCTTCTTAGGAATATATCCTTTAGGATATGAATAACATACAGCATTCGTAAGAATATCTTCTGCCATCTTCTTCCCAAATCTTGGAAGCTCAGATAACTTCTTTACCGTATAGGTCTCGCCATAGGTATTATACAACTCCTTTAACTGGGAGATAGCAGTAATACCATTTTTCTTGAGAAGATTTATTGCCTTTTTGATTACCATTAAGGCATGATTTTTTTCATCTGTAATCAGATTCTCAAGTTCATCTGCAGAAGTATCTACCATCTTGCCAACTACTATAGTAGCCTTATTAGAATTGGCTCTGGTATTCTTCTTTTTTGATCGCTCCATGGTCATAGGCATTATTCAATTCCTCCTTTTCCTTGTAGTGCTTGTTTAGTCTGTTTCCATCTCAGTTTTTTTATTTGTTTCTTTTTCTCCTTATCAGATAAGTTTGGATTATTCTGAACTACTTCGATCTGTAGTTCTAAATCAGGCTCTATCTGTATAGGATCTTTTCTGAATTGAAACATTTTCACAACCTCCTTTCATTATTATAATATATAATTGAATTAATCTATTATTACAATTATTTATAAGATGTACTCATTATTATAAATTTTAACATATCTATAAAGTCTAGCTTTGTGGGTTTATAGCCCATTTTAAGGCTTGATAAAAATATCATAGATATAAGCTCAAAAAATATACAAGGAGGAAAATATAATGTATCCTGGATCAACATTTAATATCATAGATAATTCAGGAATCAATACCAATACGACACCGGTTACGAATACTTATAGACCGCTGTTTCTCACTGTTGGTTCTTTCGATAAAGGTATCGAAGGATTTAATAGAGTATATGGTGAAGATTTCTACAAGATCTATGGATCTAAGATGTATTTTAGTAAGCATGGCCAGAATGCTATTCAGGCTAAAAAGCTTATTGATGCTGGTGCAGAGCTCTTAATTTACAGAGTTTGTGCTGAAGATGCTACTTTAGCAAACCTCGTCATTATTGCTCATGCTACTTCTGAAGAAGTCCAGAAAGTTGATGCTGATGGCAATCCTATATATCTTGATGCAGATGGAAATGAAATTACCACAGTTACAGATAATCCTGTAATGGTTGGTACTGCTAAAGTTAAGTGGGAAACTGTAAGTATTGCTGGTTGCAAGACTATCGAAGATGTAAAGAATGCAGTAGTTAATATGACTGATGCTGAAAGTGGAACATTCCCTCTTATTATCTTTACTGATAATGGTAGAGGTGCTTCTTCAAAAGCTATCAGACTTGTTCCTGACTATGCTACTTCTCGTGGAATCGGAAGTACTTTCTATAGCGGAGTTGTTTACGAAGGAACTACTCAGGTTGAATCGGAATCTGTTACTGTAAATCCTGGTGTTGTATTTAGCAATAAGGCTTATGCAATTTCTAAGGATTCTTTTGTACAGCTTAATGGAACCATTCTTGATGATGCATATGATGCATATATAGAATTTCTTTCTAATGCTCTTGGCATTGATGCTGCTACACTTGCATCTTATGACATTATTTATGGTTATACTTATAAGGGTGCAGCTATTCCTAACTTCACTATCGATGCTGAAGGTGTAGATCTTAATGCAAACTTTGGTATTGCTCTTGCTGAAGGTGATAATGGTGCATTTGGTGATGCTCCTGTTGGAACTTCTGAATGGACTGAAGCTATTAGAGCCGTATATGCAGGTGAAGTTACTGATGAGATTTATGATGTAGATACTCATCAGATTTGTGCAGTTCTTGATGCAAACTTACCTACTCCTGTAAAGGATGCTATTTCTGATCTTGCTACATTCCGTAAGGATTTCATGTTCTTCAGAGATCTTGGAACTGGTCTTACCAGCTTTGCAGAGATTTATGATGCATATCTCAATATCAATGTAAAGAATAGATATACATCTCCTTTTGCTACTTCTTATGAAGTAAAAGATCCTGTAACTCTTAGAAATATTGAAGTTACTATGACTTATGATCTTACTGAGCCTCTGGTAAATATGTTCCTTACTGGTACTGCATCATCTCCTGAAGCAGGTATTGTTAATGGATTTATTCTTCGTGATGCTATTAAGGGAACCATTAACTTTACTCCTGTAGTAACTCCTAAGGTAGATCAGAAGCAGGCATTCGATGATCTTAGACTCAACTATGCTATTTTCCAGGGTGATCAGTGTGTAGTTCAGACTCAGTATACTTCTCAGGAAGATTATACTGAACTTAGCTTCATTAATAACGTTGTCAATGTTCAGGAAGTTATTAGAGCTATTAGAACTGAGTGCCCTAAGAATAGATTTAAGCTTATCGATGGTTATGATATGACTGAGTATGCTCGTAAGGTTCGCAATGTTATTAATAACTTTGCATCTTCGTTCTATAGCATCAATTTCAATTATACTCAGGATAAGTTAAGAGCTAGCCAGAAGATTTTCTATGCTACACTTGAAGTTGCATTCAATCAGTGGGAGCAGGCTGAAATCTTTGATATCTACGTTCTTAATATCAATGACGTAATAGAATAATGAAAGGAGTGGAATAAGATATGCCTAACACAGGATTTAATGCTACAACTAAATCTCCGGTTAATCCTTATACTATAAGGCCGAAGAATCTTGTTCAGTACACTGCTTTCAATGGTGTTACTGATTTCTCCCAGATCGGACAGTTTACAATGTACGAGAAGGGTTATCAGATGCTTGCAGTTCTCGAGATGCCTAAGTTCATGACTGAACTTGCACAGAGAGATGAATCTGCAGCTCTTCTTGTAAATAACTTCCGTCACATTCTCGAGACTGAGTTTAAGGGTATGGAAGGACTTCCTGATACTATGGGTGATACTGGTATGCAGATCTCTGATGGTATTAATGAACAGAATATGATCGGTAAGGTATCTCGTGATACTTCTGTTACTGTATCATCTTCTTTCTATGAGAAAGTTGGTTCTCCCATCACCAAGTTCTGTGACTATTATCTTACTGGAATCAAAGATCCCATGACTCAGGCTAGAACTTATCATGGTCTTATCAAGTATAATATTCTTGAGCCTAGCTATGAGAATGAAGTTTTCACTATGCTTTATGTAGCTACTGATTCTACTATGCTTAGAATCGAAAAGGCTTGGTTACTTTGCAACTGCCAGCTTACTAAAGCTGATAACTCTATCTATAATGGTAATAGATCAGATATCGGTACCAACACTGAGATCAATCTCGAGTGGACTGCATTCCCTATTACTGGATATGAAGTTGATAAGGCTGCAAAGAGACTGCTTCAGAATCGTACTGGCGTTGAGTACAATTACAATGCTTCTTCGAAGACTGGTAACTTCAACGTTATTAGTGAGACTGATGTACTTAGTCTTGATAGCTATGATCATAAGTATGGTATCTTCGATGAGAACAGTGGTGCTGCTAACCAGACTCTCATTGATCTTGCTAATGAAACTTCTGATAGGAAGTTCCTTCACAATAATTAATTTCTTTAATATAATTGAGAGTGGTGGTAATACACCACTCTCTTTATATTATTTTATTTACAGATTCACACTTATTTAATATATTTATTTTTGAAATCAATATAATCTAACAAGATTATTTTATATAAATTGCTATTCTTATGATAAATTATTAGATTACAGCTATATGGATAAGAAATTTGATAAAAATACGATTATAGAAATTAGAGATGTTGTATTTGAATCTAATTACATATAGTTAGAAGGAGGTATTTCAAATGCCTATATTTAATACAGCTTCATATATTACTGAAGCATCTTCTGATAAAGATGATAAGCTGCCAGGATATAGAAAAATTGATAAGAAGTTGGATCTATTAGATCAGAAGGTTAATAGTTTATATAAAGATATTTATATATCTAGACCTGATAATAGAGTAGATTTAGATAACGTTATCGATAGAATAGATAATACTATTGATAAGCTTAATAAAAATAATATAAATGCTTCTAGTATGTCAGAATTGATTAGACGTGCTAATGTCAATAATGACATGACTAATACTAAGAAGATGATGGATTCAGTTACATCTCTATTTCAGGATGAGAATCTCATCAATTCATTATTTATGAATTCTACAATTCATAATTTTATTAAAGCTAGAAACAATCAGTATGATTTAATTTGTAGATATCTTCCTAGACTTATAGATGCATTGGAAATTAAAAGAGATTTAGTATTATCAGCTGATAATTTCTCTAAGAATTTCATTAATCCTAAATCTGTAAAGTCTAGTAAATTAGAATCAGATATATTTATTTCTAATTGCAAGAAGATAGAAGAAGAATATGATTTTTCTAATTTCATTATAAAAACATATATGAATGTCTCCAAATATGGAGAAGATTTCATTTATATAGTTCCTTATAATATAGCATTTGAAAGACTATTAAAAAGAGCACAGTATAGACAAGCTAATCCTAGATTAGGACAGTTTAGTTTCTATGAATCAGCTAAAGGAAAGATTCAGTCTAATAGACCTATTCAGACAATAGTAGAAAGCGGTTATACTAAATCGTCTGAATTTAAAGCTCTTATTGAAAGTGCTAGTAATCTTGGAATCGATACATCTGATTTTAATAATGATTTTGGTGGATTCAAAGTAAATCTTCATTTCAATGAAACTGGTATTATATCTGAAGCTGTAAATGAAAGAGCAGTATTAACCAAAGAGCAGTTAAAATATATGCAGACTTCTATGGCATATATGCATGAAAATTCTATCGATGAATCTGAAAAATCTCTTCATCATACATTTGATAAACTTAAGCATGCTAATGATGGTTTATCTGCTACTATATCTGATGGATTGATTACTCCTAATTTTGCTGATAAAGATCCTAATAAGATAGATGATAACTTTATAGGAGCTGTTGTAGAGAGAATTAAACCTGAGAATATTGTTCCTGTATACATTGGAAAGAAATGTGTTGGTTATTACTATCTTGAATTTGCTGAAGATATTTCTGCTTGTGGATTTTGCGGTGGTCAGCATTCTCAGATGCCTGGTATGCCTTCTGGTTCTCAATTAGGTTATAAGATGTCTGAGGATCAGCAGGAACTTGCAATAAGATTTATATCTGCAAAGATTTCAGCTGCTATTGATACCAAGTTTATTAATGCTAATAAAGACCTTAAAGAAGAGATCTATGCTGTATTAAGATATAACGAACAGTTTGATGTATCTAGATCTAATGATATTGGAGTTACATTTATTCCTGCAGAAGATATCATTCATTGTTATTCTGAATTAGATGAGGATACTCATAGAGGTATCTCTGATCTCCAGAGAGCATTAATTCCTGCTATGCTTTATATTTTACTTTATCTTACTGATATTATTGGTAAGATTACTAGATCTACTGATAAGAGAGTATATTATGTAAAGCAGAATGTAGAGACTAATGTTGCTAGAACAATGATGAATGTTGTAGCACAGATTAAAAAGGGTAATATGGGAATGAGACAGCTTGAGTCTATGAATAATATACTCAATATTGTCGGTAAGTATAATGATTATATTATTCCTATTGGTCCTTCTGGTGATCCTCCGATTCAGTTTGATACATTACAGGGTCAGGATATTAATACTCCTACAGATCTCATGGATAAGATGGAAGAAGCAGCAGTAAATACTATTATGCCTATGGAATTAGTAAATGCTACTTTCAATCAGGACTTTGCTACATCTTATTCTATGTCTAATAGCAGAATTGCTAGATCTGTATTTACTAGACAGGCTATTACTCAGAAATGGATTTCTAAAATATTTACCAAAGTATACAACTATGAATTTGATGAGAATTACTATTACATCGAAGTCATATTACCTCCTCCTGTATATCTTCTTATTAACTCTTCACAGCAGTTATTTGATAATATCTCTTCAATGGCTGACAAAATTATTGATATCCACAGTATTATTGGTAATGATAATGAAGATAAAGATGCTATTAATAAAGAATTTAAGAATCTTTATCTTAGAAATGTACTTGGTACTTATCTTGGATATAATGATTATGATAGGCTATTTGAAACTGCTAAAGTTAATATCGAAAGTAGAAAGAAGAATGCTACTGAAGATGGAGATAATAGCGACATGTATTCTGGTGATGATGAGGAATTCCAGTAAAAAAATAAATGCAGTAGGAGTAAAATCCTACTGCATTTAATACATTTTTATAATGATATAGTAGAAGATAGTATAGATTATGTTAGATATAAGCTCATGTCTAAATATACAAGGAGTTTTCATTAAATGAGAATTAAGTAGCAAATATCATTTCTAATAACTAGATGATATTTATAATCAATCTTCATGACTGTTATTTTATTAACTTCTCTATGCTGCAACATAGAAATAGCCAATTCAAACTTGGTCATTTTCATTAATTACTACCTCCTTAATATTTATTTCTAACTATCTATCTACTATATCATATCTATAATATACAATTGAAATTTCTAACTTTGACAAAAAATAAAATTCCCTCTAGGATTACTCCTAGAGGGATATTTTTTATAATTTAGGAAATATAATTAGATCTTCATCTTCATTTTTCATGAATGTTTCAAGCTTATCAGTTATCATCTGCTTATCTGTTTCATTTTCACATGTAGCAAGTACATATGTACCTCTTGAATTTTCACATTTTAATTCAAATGAAGCTCCAACTGCACTAGTGTTCTTCTTCCATTCAATAGTCTTAATATCATTTACATTATAATACTGACCATTGATTGCTTTCATCCATTTTGCCATCTTTCTTCAATTCCTTTCTTTAAATTAATAAGATAATTTATTACAAAGTTCAGATTGCTATAATCTAATCTCATTATTAAAAGGTTTTAATAAATGTACATATTTATAGTATATAATTGTCTTATAAATTATTTTATTGGTAGAACACTTTAATAATCAATAACCCATATAATTTATAAAATACATTAATATGTATGGGAGAAAGGAAGGTAGAATACTATGGACAACAGTGTAATTATTGCTATTGGTACATCAGTAGTATCAGATCTAACAGCCGGGCAAGTAATATCCTGGATATTAGATCATATAGTAGGAATAATTGCAGTTCTTGGTATTTTCTTTGAGATAGTCCCTATCCCATTGCATCCTCTAAAATGGCTTAGTAATAAATTCTTTAATCCTGTTCGTGAAGAAATGAAATCTATGAGAACAGAAATCATGGTAGAATTAGAGAAAACTAGAACAGAATTAAAAGAAGATATAGATAAGAATAAAAAACAAATAGAAGAGCAGGGAAGAATAATACAAGATTTAATTAAATCTAATGAATTAGATGAAATATCTAGAATTAGATGGCAAATTATAGAGTTTGCTAGATCTCTCGATAATGGTCAAAAGCATATGAGAGATGAGTATCTTCAGATTAACGAATTAGGTAAACGTTATCATTTCTTAATTGAGAAATATAATTTATTTAATGGAATATTGGATGAGGAACTAAAGAAGACATCCGATCATTATAATGAAAATAAAACTAGAAATGAAGTTTATATATGACATTTTCTCCCAAGAGTAAATCTCTTGGGAGAATTTATTTCTAATTATATGTACATACTAATACTACAATAGTAGGAAAGGAGGTATATACATGGCAGTATTACAAACTATGGTTACTCCTACCATGGTTCATATACATAAAGAAACTACAAACCAGTCCTTTATAGATATGCATAACTATTTGAAGTCTAAAGGTATACAGAATAATGACTTCTTTCTTATATTATATGATGCTGGATTAAAAGGTATAGATCCAAGAGATCCAAATCTACCTCAATACATGAAAGTTAGAATCATGAATGAGTGTAGAATAAATTATTGGTATTTTCTTAGAGAAGTAGTAAGAATACCTGATCAAGGTGGACAGGTTAATGCTGGTGCTAGATATAAGCTTCATCGTGGTAACTTAGCGATGAACTTCTTATTCCAGATTAACTTTAATATGTTTGTAGAGATGCCTCGACAGCATGGTAAAACTGTTGCTGCACTTTGTAGATATCTCTGGGTATATAATTTTGCTACTACTAACTCTGAAATTATGTTTATGCATAAAGATCATACTGGATCTAAGAAGAACTTAAAGCAGTTAAAAGATATTAGAGATGCTCTTCCTTCATATCTTCAATTTAGTTCTGCTATTAATTCAGAGGGTAAGAAACTTAAAGTACCTAAT